CTCACTTGCTTCTTTTAGTATCTGTTCAATAGATTTATTTTTAATTTCTTGAATTAAATCAAACACAGTTTGACTACTCCTTTTACCTTTTTCTATATCCTGTAAATTATAAATAGGGGTTAAATCCTTTAATTGTTTAATCGGCCCTCTTTTTATTCGGGCACCCGTCCCTTTCACTTCTTCGATTATTCCAGATACCTTCTCCCCTTTTCTATCCCACGATACTGTCATACCTTTAACAAACTTAACAAATTCCTTCTTCTTCTCCTCTTTCTCTTTTTTTAAAATTTTATCCCCAACAGTGAATTGAGTTGACATATATATATATTATAAACGCACATTTAAAAAGAGTTTAAAAAAGTAAATTAATATATTCAATAAATAAATGTGTGGTATTTTTGCTTATCTTTCATCTTCACCTGAAGATATTGTAAAACTCAAGGAATATGGTATGAAGTGTAAGCATCGAGGTCCCGATTCAACCAAGGATCTATGTATTCACAATGAAAAAAGCTTCATTTATTTTTTATTTCATCGTTTATCGATTAATGGATTAAACGAAAAGAGTAATCAACCAATGAAGTTATCAACAAATGAAAATCATATTCTTATTTGTAATGGGGAGATCTATAATTTTAAAGAATTAGCAAATGAACTCAACATTCAATTAGAAACAGACAGCGATTGTGAAATACTCCTCCACCTCTATGAAAAATCAAAGGTAAATGATTATCATTCCTATTATTTGAATCATTTCATTCATAAACTGGATGGTGTTTTTTCATTTATCATTTACGATATTTCATTGAATCAAGTTGTGGTCGGCCATGATCCATTTGGAATACGACCTCTATATTTTTTTGAAGAAAATGAAAAATTTGGATTCTCATCCGAAATGAAATGTTTGGTTGATTTATCAGAGAATGTTGAATTCTATCCACCAGGAACATTTTCAATGATTGATTTAAATAAAAATACCCACGAAAAACATACTTATTATCCATTTATCTACGAATCTATCCCTGAAAGTGATGAACAAAAAATTATCCAAACCATTCAGAATAAATTAACAAACGCAGTCAAAAAAAGATTATTAACCGAACGTCCATTTGGTTGTTTATTATCTGGAGGTTTAGATAGTAGTATCATTACAACCATTGTTTGTCAATTAGTTGAACCATCGTCAGTAAGGACGTTCGCAATTGGTTTAGAAGGTTCTCCAGATCTAATCGCCGCCCAAAAAGTAGCCGATCATTTAGGAACAAACCATACAAATGTAATTGTTACAGAACAAGAAATGTTAGATGCGATTGATTTAACAATCTATCAAATCGAATCCAAAGACATTACCACAATTCGGGCATCTGTTCCAATGTTTTTATTATCAGAATATATTCGAGACAATACTGATATTAAAGTTATTTTAAGTGGTGAAGGAAGCGATGAAGCATCTGGATCTTACTTATATTTCCACAATGCGCCAAGCCCAAAAGATTTTCAAGATGAATGTATCCGGTTATTAAAAGATGTAAGATTCTTTGATGTTTTACGAAGTGATAAAACTACTGCTGGAGCAGGGTTAGAAATAAGAGTCCCTTATTTTGACAAAGAATTCATGGAATATTACATGGGTATTGACCCCGAGAAGAAAGTTGTAAGAGATAAAATGGAGAAATATTTGTTAAGGAAAGCATTCGAAAATTTTCTCCCTGAAGAGATTGTATGGAGGAGAAAAGATGGATTTTCAGATGGTGTATCATCATTTGAAAAACCATGGTATGAAATAATTCATGAATATACAATGAAAAATTATGAAATGAATGAAAAAGATTATTATTTATCTGTTTTTCAAAAATATTATCCGACATATGAAAATATTATTCCCTATTATTGGATGCCAAAATGGATTCAAGAAGGAAATCCATCCGGGAGATTAATAGTTTAAAATGATTTATTTTTAACTGATTATATTACTATAACAATTATGATACAAAGAATAGTTCATTGGTTCAATCAACTCATCCATGTATTGAATATGAACAATTTAGTCTTGCTCAATGATGAATATATTGAAATTTACCACAGTTATTACGTTAGACCAAAATTATAGATTCACCTTACTAGATCGTTGAATACTTGTTTGATGAAGAAGTTTCATTGCTCCACGACAAACATGTAATTTTGGATTGTTTTGGATTGTATTTAACATAGTTTCCCATACTTGAATATAGTTCTTATCTGTATGAGGGATATTCTTTACCTTCAATTCAGAAATAAATTGATGATATACATTTGATGCAATATTAAAATGTTCATCTTTAACCTCGTGATCCATCAAAATAGATGAATATTTTTTTGAGAGACACCATCCTTCATTATATTTTTCTTTCTTCTTCATTTCCTTTCTACGGTTATCCATGATATTTATATACTACACCTTACTGTTAATTTTTTAAGTAAATAAAATACTCAATTTATTTAATTTAAATAACCACAATCTATGATAATTTAAAAAACCCTTTTTTTGATTGAATTAACTACCGAAAAATAATTAAATGATGATATATAATGAAAAGCATCCCTACAAGAATTATATATTGAAACTACTACAAATGCCCTTGCTGCCAAACGTTCGTCCATTTTATTCCTATTTAAAATGATAATTTTAAGTATATAATTAAAATGATTTCCATTTATTTAATCACACCATTCTTGGGATGTTTAAGAAACTATGTAAAATACAAACAATTGGATTTTTTGATGTTCATACGCACCCCTATCATTTATTTTTTATTAACACTTATCTTTGATCATGATAATGTTTGGAAAACATTAGTCTATGAACGATGGCTACTTTTTATGTATAAGACATGTTTATCATTGTATAGAAATGATTACATCAATAAAAAAGATAAGTATATCAAAAAATATGGATTGAAGTATTAATATCACAATTATTTAAAAAAAATTAGTATAGGTAGTATAAAATATGGAAGGAAAAGATACAGAAGTTTACTCAATTATCAAAAAAGAATATGAAAGACAAAAAAATGGTTTAGAACTAATCGCAAGTGAAAATTTTGTTTCAGATAGTGTTTTAGAGGCTCTCGGTTCAATTATGACAAATAAATACAGCGAAGGTCAGATAGGAAAAAGATACTATGGTGGGAATGAATATATCGATGAAATGGAACAACTTTGTAAAGATCGAGCATTAGACTTATACAAGTTAAAGAAAGACGAATGGGATGTGAATGTTCAACCTTATTCTGGTTCTCCAGCAAACTTTGCTGTATATACAGCATTATTGGAACCTCATGATAGAATTATGGGGTTAGGGTTGCCTAGTGGTGGTCATTTAACGCACGGCTATTACAATGACAAACGAAAAGTATCCGCTACAAGTATTTATTTTGAATCATTATCTTATGAAGTGAATGAAGAAACAGGGTTGATTGATTATGATGAGTTAGAAAGTAGGGCGAAAATGTTTCTTCCAAAATGTATTATTGCGGGTGGTTCTGCCTATCCACGAGATTGGGACTATGAAAGATTTTCTACAATCGCACAAAGTGTGGGGGCATATCTATTAGTTGACATGGCTCACATTTCAGGTTTAGTAGCTGTAGGGGAAGCAAAGAATCCATTTTTATATGCCGACGTTGTTACAACAACAACCCATAAAAGCTTACGAGGACCACGATCAGGGATGATTTTTAGTAAGAAACATTTGTCCGATCAGATTGATTTTGCTGTATTCCCTTCATTACAAGGAGGACCCCATAACAATGTTATTTCAGCGGTTGCTGTTGCTTTAAAAGAGGCTTCTACACCAGAATTTACTAAGTATATCATTGATGTAAAAGAGAATGCGAAATTATTAGGAGAAGGATTAATGAATTTAGGATATCAATTATCTACAGGTGGGACAGAAAACCATTTACTGTTAATGAACTTGCGAGAGAAGGGTATAACTGGAAGTAAGGTTGAATATATTCTTGAAAAAATCCATATTAGCGTGAATAAGAATACAATCATTGGTGATAAGAGTGCTCTATCCCCAAGTGGAGTAAGAATTGGATTATGCGCGATGACAACACGTGGTTTAAAAACAATGCATTGTCATCCATTAGCGAATTTAATTCATCGAGCGATTGTCTTAGGGAAGAGTATTGAGTATAAAAAACTAGTTGATTTTAAAAGAAAGGTTGATTCAATGTTTGAAGAAGAAGGAATGAATGAATTTAAACAGCTACAGGAAGATGTCCTTGAATTTTCTTCTCAATTTCCATTTCCAAATAAATTATAATGAATAATTATATAGATGGACTCTCAATCTCCATTGCGTTTTTTAGATTATGATGTTACACAATATATCTATGAAACATATTTTCCAAGTAAAGGAGCAAAAGAGAATAAAAAGAGAATGATTAAAGAATTTTTAACGATTAAGGATCAATATCTATCAAAATACAAGGTCAATAATATATATGAATATGAAATCATGTTTTGTATAAGGGGTTCACTTTACAAAAAGATAAGTTTCTTTTCTTTCTTAAAGGAATTGAATGAAAAGGGAGAGATAAAAAAACATAAGGTCAGATTACCTTATTTATTCAATTGTGTAAAACCTTTATCTTATTTCCGAGCGAATAAATATAAGAATGAAGCACTTTACTTAAAAAAATTATTTAATATTATCCACTAGTCATTCGACTGTTATTTTTACAGGTTTATCGGGAAGAGGGGCAGATGCTACAACTGGTGGAGCAGAGTATGGTGTTTGTTGTTGAGAGTTCATTTGTTCTGAATTCATTTGTTGCATCGATAATTGTTCAAGGCTTCTTGATTTAACTAATAATTTATCTTTATTCTTACAACAAACTATCAACCCCGTTGCCACACCTGCGACATAAGAGAGAATATTAATCAACACAAAATCAAGACCTGTTACTTCCATTAATAATATATAATATAGTATATATTAATCTAATATGCCTGGATATCGTCAAAGAAGAACTAAAAAAACAAAAAAGACGAAAGGAAAAAAGACGAAAAGACCTTATGCATCTGTTAAAATGAAATCAAGTGCTTTAGGGAAGGCAAAAAGCACACCGACAAAAAGTAAGAGTAAGAGTAAAAGTAAAAGTAAGAGTAAATCGCGTTCAAGGAAGATAAAGTCTACACCTTCCAAAAGTAGAAAAAGTAGGAGTAAAAGTGTATCAAGTCGGAAAAAAAGAGCATTGTCAAAAGCAAAGGAATATTTTCCAAGAGTAATGGAAGATCCTGAGATTGAGATGAGATATTTGAAAGAAAAAAGAAAGGTAGATGATAGTATTTATACAGTCGATCCCCAGAAACTTACCGGATTAAAACAGTTAAGGGATAAACAGAAAACAAAGATTGAAGATTTAGCAGGTATCCTTGAATACCAAGAGAATCCTGTAGAACCTGTTGCTTTAGAAGATCTACCTCACATGCAAGGGAAGGTAGATCTACTTGGAAAAGAGGATCCAGATGCTATTTTAGGTCAATTAAAATGTAAGGATCGAATTAATTATTGTTTTAAAACAAGTCCCGAACTGTGGAAAAAATGTAGAGAAGCAAGTATCCATGATAAGTATATCTTACCATGTAAGATGAGTACTATCATTGAAAAGAAGATTTGGGATATATGTGAAGTTTATAACGGGAGCAGCTTAGAGCCTTCTCGATTTCAATCAATGATGGAAGAATTATCGGATGAGTTCCCTTGTTTAATGGAGCAAAATATCGTTAGTTTTTTAAAACGTTATTTATCCTATGGTAATGAAGATAAACCGCCTTTAGAATATCGTGTGTATTTTCAAGTGAAGAGAAATATGTTTTCAGAAATTTCTGATATTGATGAATTAGTTCAATTAGAAATGGAGACATGGGGGAAAATGTGGAAAGAAGATGAATTTTTAGATGCTGTGAATAATTTTATTGGCGTTGAACGGATGAAGGAAATTATTGAACGTTGGGGTTCAACCCCTCAGATACACTTAGGAGAAGAAGAAGCAACTGAGGTATATCAAAAGATGATAAGCGGTCAAAAAAAATTTATTGAAGGGAGTTTAACTTGGTGGACCAGAATGTTAAATTGTCCCTATGTTGTCCCATTTATACCCGATCTGCGAGATGGAATCGATAACCGTATTCTTCAGTTCTTATTCCAGATGGAAGATTCTTTCTTAGAAATATTTGATGGAACTCAATTTCAAATGAGAGAAAATACTTGGTTTGTTTATGGAGAGGGAGAAATGAATACACCCGCTTTTATGAACCGTGATACTTATCGTAATTGGTATATAGATACCTATGGAAAACAACCAAAGATAAAAGAAGTCTTACGATGGTTAAAACATATGGATACAAGAGCATATGAGGCAAATAAATTAATCAATATGAAAAATACATTTGTAAGGCTTGGTTCATCAAGATTTCAACGAAGTAGGCTTATGCCCGATGTGGTAAGGATATCAGAAGTAGAGATGTATCGGTATTTTGAAGAATTTATCGATTTACTCAATTTTGCAACTATCGGAAGATTAAGTAGGAGAGACGATGAAAGGTTAGTTGATATTGAAAGAGAGTTCCGTAATGCTCAATACGAAAGATATAAACAGGATTTAAGATAATTAATTAAATATCATTTTATCTATGGTTGTCCTTACACAAAATAGACGATGCAATATTATTCCAAGAATAAATAAACCTAGAAGAACTTCGGTATAAGTGTATTTTTTTAAGAAATGTTTTTGTAAGAAATATGCTCCTATGATTGTAAAAATAACATCAATGATAGCGACATTGAATAAACGATAGGAATGTAATCCTTCACCTACTTTTCCAAAGATTTCAGAATAATTACAGAACATTTTTATACTATTCATTTTTATTTTTATTTTTTTTTATTAATTAAAATATAGTATGGCGAATCAATACGTTAGTAAGATTATTCAAAGGATCACAGAGAATACAAATACAACAACAAACTTAGGTATTATAATCGCATCTCCATCAGATGATCCGCCATATAAATACCATTGGATAAGAGATTCAGCACTTGTCATGAGGACAATCGTTGATATGTATGATGTAACAAAAGATCCTATTTATTTTCAATCAATCATTAATTATATTGAAAATGAAAGTAAAATTCAACAATTAGAAACAAAAACAGGGTTAGGAGAACCAAAATATAATATTAATTGTACCCCTTACAATGGTCCATGGGGAAGACCACAGAATGATGGTCCTGCATTACGAGGCATTATTTTATTTCAATTAATCGATATGATTTATTACAAATATGAAACATTAATTCATCAATTAATCTTACCAATCATCATAAAAGACCTTGATTATATCCTTAATAATTATCGAAAGGTTTGTTATGATATATGGGAAGAAAACAAAGGATGGCATTTTTACACTCGTATGGTTCAGGCAAAATTTATGAAAGATGCAATAAGATATAAAAAACTCATTGATGGACATGTTGATCTTGAACTACTAAATAGTAGTTATCAAAGCTTACTAACTGATTTAAAGGATCATTTGAATGGTTCAACAATTATCTCTTCCTTTGATGAAGAAGGTAAGATCATAAAATACGAAGATGCTGCGAATATTCTTGCTTTTTGTCATATTAATTATGATAAAGATATTCTAAATGTAGTTCCCCTTGAAAATATCAACCATACATGCGATAGTTTAATTCAAGCATTCCGTGAAAAATACAATGACAATGGTCTAAATTTAATTGGAAGATACATTGATGATAAATATTATGATGGACATGTTTGGATCATTTGTTCTTTAGCATTAGGTCAAATCTATATCGAGATGTATCAAAAGAGGAATATTATGAAATATAATTCTCCGATGCATCGTTCTCGTTCGAACCCAAACAATAATTATATTGAGATTGCGAATGAAATTTTAGAAAAAATCCTTACACTTGATCCTAATTTAATTCTTCCCGAACAATTTAATCCAACGACTTCAGAGTTTATATCCGCGAAGAAGTTAACGTGGAACTACTCTGAATTGTATCAGTTATATAAATTATTACATTAAAATAAAATTTGATTATTACTTAATATTTTGTTTTAAACTACAATTAAAACAAGATGTTCCTTTCTCTTGAAACCTATGCGAGTTCACTCTTTCAAGAGATCCTTCAAGTATTCTCTATGATCCTTGCCTACTTCATTGGAGGGTTTGGTTATGATTACTTTGTAAAACATATCATTCTAGCAATGGTTGGTGAAAAAGAACATATTCGAGAAGATGAAGTTCAGAAGAAATTGAAAGTGGGCTTACTTACAAATGAGATTCCACCAATCGTTTATGGTGGTGTAGCTACATGGATTGTTAACTTTCTAAAAATGTTTGAAGATGATGAGAATATTGAAGTAGTCCCTATCTTCCTCGCATACAATGATAAACTACCTACAGAGTGTCTCCTTCAATATCCTAATATTCGTATAATTGAAAAGGAGGATGATATTCGTATCTGTTTTGAGGATATCGATGTATGTGTTAATAATCTTTGGATTGCCCTTGAAACAATTGTGAAGATTAAAGAACTATTTCCTGAACTGAGTATCATTTCAGTATGTCACTCTCTAATTCGTATGGAAAATATTACAAATATGGGTTCATGTTATACAAATAACTTCAATCAACAAGAAATTACATTTCAGAATTCAGATTATGTAGTCCTCATTAGTAAGGCGGAAGAACAATATTATAATCAATTTGGTTACAATCTCTTTGATACTCAAACGAAAGTGATCTACAATAGTTATCAACCAAAGTATGATAATGAAGAATTGAATGTAAATTATGCTTCAAATACCCTTGGATATATCGGGCGTCATGTTCCAAGGAAAAGACCTGAAATTCCGATTGTATCTGTAAGTAAGAATAAGATTGATAATGTCCTTGTTATTAATATGGGTGTAGATTATGATAAGTATGATAATGCATATTGGCGGAAGCTTGAAAAGAAATATGAAGAATCACTGAAGATTATCCCTTTTACAGTTGATAAGAATGTAAAAGAACAATACTGGAAGGATGTGGGGATCAATTGTATTACTGGTATCTATGAACCCTTTGGATATACAATTTGTGAATCATTGGATCGAAGGGTCCCAGTAATCGTATCGAATATCGATGGTCCGAAGGAAATAATTGAAGAGGTGATTGAGAACGTCTATACTTATGAAGTTGATATTGATAATTATCAGAATGATATTCAAAACTTTACGAAAACATTGAAAGAGACACTGAATATTCCTTCAGATAAAAGGAAAGAAAACGCCGAGAAGGCTCGGAAAGCACTTGATAAGCTGAGACCTGAAAAAATTAAGAAAGATTGGATTCAATTATTTGTGGAAGTTTCTGATTAAATAATCATTGTTATATTATGGGAGTTATCTTTTCAAAACAAGAAAAATATCATATTCATCAAACTAAACTAATTACAACTATCTATTGTGAACATTGTAAAACTTCTTTTTTATTTAATGAATACTATAAACATATCATTCAATGTAAAAGAGAGTATAAAAAGTTAAGGAGATAATTGAATCATTGGACCCAATGATATATTTTCATTAAAAGTTAATCCTGTTTCACCTTCTGGTGTGAAATCAGAAGGACGTAGGATACTCCAATCTGTCCCTTTATTGAGAATTCCACAATTTGTATAAATATAACCTAATAGAGCACTACACCAAAAACGATCTTTTTTTTGAGGATCTCTATCTTTTCGTTGTATAGCATCTATTAAATCTTTTAAATAAAAGTCATATTTTTTATCATAAACTACATTATGAACTTCATTCAAATGTTTTGTATTTAATAATTCTGTAGGACAATTAATTTGCCTTACTGAGATTGAACTTTTTTTTCCTTTGTATTTATCACATATTTCATCGAATGGTGTAATTTGAACTCCAAATTTAACTTCATTATCCTGAGGATCTGGTTCACCTTCATAATTTGATTCCCAAACATAGTATCCTTCTAAAGGTGGATCAATAAAATCAGGGTCTTTTAATACCATCGCAACATGTGTAATATTACTTGATGTAAAATATTTGATTAACATAGAGATTGGATTACATCCACCATTGTCAAATAGAAGGATATCGCCCGTTTTGAGATTCACTTGATCCATTATATAATATTGTGTTATTATAATATAACATTACTAATTATTATATAAATATTAATTAATAAAAGATATATATATGGAAAATTCATTATCAAATACGGAAGAGATATTAATGAATCTGTTAACAATTATACCAATTGTTCCAATCTGTAAAGATATTATACGATTTAAAAACAAAATGGAAAAAGAAGATACACTTAACTATCATATTGAACGATGGGTTACAATTTCATCAAAATATTTTCGTTCCTTCGAAACATGTGATAATAAACAAATCTATCGACCATCTGATCTATCCCCTTTTTCAATCGATACATATTCAAAAATTCATTTATCATATATACTTGATGATGAGATATATGGAAGTAAATATGAATCTAATTCCGATAATAATTTGGATTACTTCCATGAAACAGGTATTTCATATCAAGTTAGGGAATTTTTACTCAACAGTTTAAATACAAAAGAGTGGAAAAAAAAGCATTGGAAAGATATAAGAAAACATGATGATGTTATATATGGACCTCTCTCAAAGAAGATAATGGAGAATACAAAAAAGAAATATGAAAATTACCTTAAATATATTCCCAAGAATAACTTGGATTGAATAAACGATGCAACGGATACAATATGATTTGCTGATTAATATTATGAATTGTTTCATATCTGTCAAAGGAAATACATCTTTGAATTGTATCCATGATTAGGGTTAAATTAGATTGTATATAATGATCATTTATTTCTTTATCATGATAATTTAAACCAGCATAAATTAATTCAAAGATATATCTTAAATCATAATAGTATGTAGTAATACTTCTATTACCATATGATAATGGTGATGTTACTTCTACAATCAGTATTTTCCACGACTCTTTTAGAAAAATATATTTTAATTCTTCCTTAGTATAGGTATAAACTTTAATCCATTTTTTAAAAAGTTTATAATCTCTATTCATGAACTCGTGAATGAGGAACTTTACCCTTTGATGATAAGTTATATAAGTAAATTGATTGACGTGCGAAAATCTGATTTGATCGTGATAAGTGAGCTCTTCAAAGATTATATCAATAATTCCATTCTCAAAAAAAATATGATTGAAATCCATACAATTACTTGTGATCTTTTCTTAAAATAGAATTAATAGAATTAATAGAATATACTGAATATGATTATTACAATCATTATCACAATTATGATTTCAAAACTATGAATTCTTGGATATTGATACAATTCTTTAATCATATAATTATTAACTAATCGATAACCATTTTTTTCATAATATTCTCGAACACCTACACCCGCAATAATAGCAACCTTATGAATATTATTTTCAAAAGAGATTTGTTCTCCCTTTTGAAGTAGCTTTTTACCAAAACCCATATGTTGAACTTCTTTATCTTTACTCGAATGGTTCACAACTGTCCCATAGACATGAAGTTCCCTTATGAAACTACAATCTTCCAAATCAGGATAGATTAAATTATTATTTGTATGGTTTATTCTTAAACGTAAGAAACCATAGAGGATTTGTTGATCATGGCTTTCATAACTGATAAAATATTCAGTTGAATTGACACCGTTATACTGTCGAACAAAGAGTTCTGCATTATGAATATCTTCTTTATTTTTCTTTACCTCCCTACAACGAATACATTGACAATTAACATCATCCCTTGCTAGGATTTTTTGTCGTAGGTTTACGTTCTCATTCCCACCAATAATATTTAGATTTGGAATATCCCTTATAATACGATTTAATCTTATCCATGGAAAGATATTTTGTTTAATGGATACAATTACTTTAATTAATTCATCTTCATCCTCTGAATACGGTTTGTAAGAACCACTCTCATACATTTCTTTAATCTTAGTCCAATCAACCACAGAACAAGGGTATATTTTTAATTGATCTGCTTGAAGTTCAGGGTGTTTAAGGTCGTAAATAAAGTAATTTTTATCAACTTCTGTAATTGAATGAACTCCAAATATCTTTTCAAACATCTCAATATCTTTTTGAACCGAGCTTCCTGGTAGATCGGGCATTAAATGCCAATCAACCTTCCCACCATTCTGCTTCCACAAATCATTTCCATAGATAATATCTTCGGTTGTACATCCACGATCAACACCATTCAATATATCATTGTCGATATGTTGGACACCTATTTGAAGACGGGTTACATTAAATTCTCTTAACTTCCTAACTTGTTTCATAGAGATACAGTCTGGTCGTGTTTCGAGTGTTAAACCAATCATTCTTTTTTGAGAACGCTGTGATTCTTTCATCTCTTCCTCCAAAGACAATTTATTACCATACCTTGTTTCTAATGTATTAATTGCGTAGTAGATATCACGAATATATTCTTTTTGGTATCCCAATGGATAATGATCCCACGTTCCACCTAGAACAAGGATTTCTATCTTATCAACTTCATGACCACATGCTTGTAAAGCATCAGCCCTATCATAAACCTGAAGGATAGGGTTAAAATGGTTACGATTAGCCCGTAGGACTGCTGGTTCTGTTGATAAATAACTCCTTGGTTGTTCGACCTTCACACCAGTTAATAGATCACCAATTCTAAAATCTATTGTAACACCTTCTTCGAAAGTAATGATAAAATTGTCTGTCTTAAAATGGGAACATTTATCAACATTGTATGTATCTACACCTCTAATAACATACGATAACATCCTTATTAAATGAATATCATCCTCTGTCTTAACTTTAATCTGTCTTTCATTCATATCAACAATAACAAGTGAAATTCGAATCTCTGGTTCATTAGGACAATAGGCACAACTATGTCCACAACTAAAGGATTGTTTTACTCTTTCCCCTTCAGAATTCGTATATTCAGGTGTAGGACTTGTTAGAATCGTAATAACAGTAACACCAGAACCAGAACGACACTTCCTTTTGAGGGTATACTCTAGGAATGATGGATTCTCATCAACCATTTTTTGAACGGATAATTCATTATAAACCTTCCGTAATTGAGGTTTGCTTGGACACAATTTATACTTTACTTTCATTTCATTGTATCTTTTTTGATAGTCAACTTCAGATTCAAATTCATAGAAAGATAAATCTTTCACAAAATTTACGAGTGTTTCGGAAGACATTGTATCTTCAATGTCTTCCATCGTAAAAATATTGTTTTAAAAAAAGAATAAATGGATAAATCAAATTTTACACCTTTGAACATTTAAAACGCTTATTTTCTTGAAGTTATTTAACTCTTAGTATTTATATAAATAATATAATGATATTATATTGGCTATAGCACACCACAATGAACCATATGCACCACCTACAATTATAGCAATTAAACCTGATAGTAATATGATTATTCTATCTTTTGCCTGATGATTTATTGGATATAGTATTAATATTGAAAATAATACTAATTCCCATACCCGTAATTCTTTAGAACCCCAAACGGGTGATGATAATTTATTATTACATAATGATTCAGAATAGCCATTGAATCTTAAAAATATACATAAAATAACCAAAATAACTATTAGTGTGAGAAATATATTTTTATTATTATTTCGGATATACACATTATATAAAATCTGTAGTGATAATATTAAAGGTATTATAAATGATGTCGTAATATAATTAATATTATTTTTCTTCATTCCATTATACCACAGTATAGCATCTGCTAATTGTATAGATGAAAATATCATTAAAAATATAATGTTTTGTTTTTGTTTTATATTCAATCCCTTATTCAGTAAATAAATGGATATTCCCCATGAAACTAAAAAAGTACCAATACTGACTTCGAAACTAAAACACATATAATATATATATATATATATTAAGTTTGTTTTGTCGGCGTTTTAAATGTTCAATGATTTAAATAAATTATTGGATATCTTTTTCATCCAGTCTACTTAGGATATATGTTATATCATTTTCTAATTTTTTAACTTTTTTCATTAATTGTTCTGTTTTATCCTCTTCTCTGGGTATTTCCATTGTGATATTGAAACCAAATATCTCTAAACCAGGATTATAGATAATATTAAGGATTAGACTTTTTTCTGTTTCATTTTTGATTGACCATTTTATTTCGTTTGAATTATCTACGAAGGCTAAATCAAGGATACGATAAAAATTATCAAAGTCATGTTGAAAATATTTCATGTTTTTCAACCAGAAAGGAGATATTTCATTGATATGTATTTCATATTTCATATGTTCCTTAATATTTTCCACCGAAAGATAAATATTCTTTTTCTTATCTTTATTGATCAAAATATGATATTGTTTATCCATACTCACCGACTATAATAATTAATAATAAAAGATTAGAAGCAAATGTTTAAATTAAATTTGAAAGTTTATTTCAATGGACTAACAAAAAGAAGAATGAACACGATGATGACCCTCTTTACCCTCTTTTCACTTATCATTTCAGGATGCGCGACAGATACTTGTCATTATTCAAAGGATGGAATCTGCGATGAACCACCTCTTGAAGGAGGTTGCGCGGTTGGAACAGATACGACAGATTGTATGTTTGAACCATTTACACCCTGTCAATACATAAATGATGGAGTCTGTGATGAAGGTCCAGAACATCAATATTGTCTTCCTGGCACTGATACAAATGATTGTTGTGAGAATGGAACTCTAAAGACCTGGAATGAAACGAATATTAATTTCGGGAGAGATCTATCCGGAGCTGTATGCGAAGGATTCCTCCTTGATTATCGCAGGATGATGGCTATTACTCCTCTTGAAGAAGAAATTACCCCTATGACCTGTTCTGGAGTCCTTGAATGTAGTAGTCTTATTCAAGAGGAAAAGAGTAATGAAGTTCAAAAGGAGACGAAGAATCAATTCCTCTCAACAATCTTCTTTCAATTGATCTTCGTCTACTGTAGTTGTATCTATTATCAACGTATCATTGATGGAATGGAATTTATAAGGGATAACATTGATATTATCTTTAATATATTGTGTAATATCTTCAAATGTATTGTATATCTGTTTCTTCTCGCTGTAAGTATTGGGGCAGTTTTCTCTGCTATTGGTGACAAAGAAAAGGAACTTACACTTATGAAAACATTGGGGTTTGTTGCATTCCTTGATTATGTTGATGAGAGAGAAAATGGACGAGGAGAAGAAGGTCTTGATGAAGAGGAGGAATATAGGAGGTGGAGAAGGAGACGGGATAGATATAATTAATCACTTTTACTACCACACCATTTACATTGATAATTTTTCTTTTGATCCTTTTTTTTATGAGTTTTAATCTGAATTTCCTTCACCTTTCCATCCTTACTACGAAAGATAGTCCTTTTTTGATAAAGTTGGCAATCTTCAATAGGTGAAAGAGAAATTGATGAACTCATTTAACTATTTAAAATAATTAAATCTTAATATATGTAAAATGCTTATTCGTAAAATACGACCGCGTTGGTCAAATCTACGATGGTTAAATAAAGACTATTGTAAGATAACACCTCAAAACCTTGAGATCTATAAAGATCATTCCTCTTATTCTCAAGTTCTTTCTTCTTACAATAATCTAGATGTAGATATGACAACTGAAAAGGGTTTCATTACAAGGATGAGAAGATATGGAAATTATCAAATCGATGTTGATAGAGATGTATATAGTATTTATTATACTGGAAAAGATATCTTTGAACAAAATGTTCCTGACAAAAGAAAAGAAAAGAGAAAATTTACATTACTTGAACCTGAGATAGTTGACAATCCTTTCTTCATTCATTTAATGACTCAAACATGTGCCTTATCACTCCTTAATAGCCAACAAAGAATATACAGTTTTAATGTATCTTTACATCAGGTCCGTCAAATTACTTATCCTGACATTGAATCCCATAATGCTCCGGAAGGGATCCATCAAGACGGCGTCGATTATATTGTATCTGCTTTTGTTTTAAAGAGATATAATATTAAAGGGGGGGAAAGTATCATATATGATAAAGATAAACATCAAATTGATCAAATAATCTTGAAAAATGGTGAAGGTATTTTTCAAAATGATAAAAAATTATGGCATTATGTAACACCTATTCAGAGTAAAAGAGATTACGTTGGATACAGAGATATCATTGGATTAGACATAACTATTAATCCATAGATTAACATTATCTCTTCTTTCTACGTGATTTTTTACTTGTCTTTCTCTTCTTGGATTTGGATTTAGATCTTGATTTGGATTTAGATTTGGATTTAGATTTGGATTTAGATTTGGATTTTCTTCCTCTCTTTTTCTTACCCCCACCTATTCCTGGCCCTCTTCTGCTTCTTGTAGAAGGCCCTTGTGAAGGATTTCCGCGAGAAGTCAAAGAGTTAAAAGCGTCAACAAAATCTTGCTCTGTCATTTGTTCGAGATTCCCAGTTCCATGGAGAAAGCGCTCCATTTGATCATTCGAGACTGGAACAAGGAACAGAAGGTTAATAAATTCATCTACAAACCGACTCACTGCAGCACCTGTCATAGAAAAAAGTAACCTTGTATTGATAAATAAACCAACAAGAGCACTTATAATGACATACATTCCAGGTGTAGTATAAATTAGTGAAATAACTTGTTGCCATGATTGACACCACGGAGAAACATTCGCGCCACCCACCCCCAAAAGTAATTGGCCTGCCCCTTGCCAGAAATCTGGATTACATTGTCCACTTAATATATCGGTGACACCATCCCACGCTCCAGTTGAACTAATCGCTTTTGCAGCCACCATCAATATGGTTGTATATAAGAAACTTCTTATTAAACATTTTGCGAGTTCTCTACCTTCCAAACCTTCACATGGATTAAGCCCCCTTACAGCATTCTGTGCTGACATTGCCCATCCTCTTGGTTGTCTTGGCGAAGGAGAAGCACCAGGTGGCCCTCCTGGAGATGATCCACCAAATGGTTTATTTTGCGGGGGGGATTCACCAATTAAATCCTGTGATGAATCAACAAGACCCGTC